TGGGCGCAGAACGCCGTGGCAAGCCAGTACAACAAGGCCGTCGACGATCACAACAGCGACCTGCGCAGCGACCCTGCCAATCTGACGAAAGCGGGCCACCTCAAACCGGGCCGCAAGCTGAACGACGGCATGGATATCGTTGCACCTGAAGGATATGTCGGTGGGCGGTTCCGGGCCAACTGGCACCTTTCGATTGATGTCGTCGAGAACGTCACCTTTGATGAGGTGGATCCTGGCGGCCAAGAGACGATTGCCGCATTGGTTTCGGCCGTGAGCGACTTCACTGCGGGCCAAACTGCCTACCTCATCAACAACCTGCCGTACGCGATCCCGCTTGAGTTCGGTCATTCGACGCAAGCGCCGGGTGGCATGGTGCGCGTGACCCTGGCCCGCTTCCAGCAGATCGTCAACGAGGCAGTCAGGAACAACCAGGTATGAGCCACAAGATCATCCGCCAGATTTACGAGGCCCGGCTCGCCGCGTGGGCGGCTGCCAAGGTGGCGGCGCTGCGCATCGCATACGAAGGCGTGACCTTCACGCCGGCCGACGGCGAAACCTATCTGGCGGCCTTCACGCTGCCGGCCGGAACCAGCAGCGAGACGCTGGGCGGCGACCACAGGACCTATACCGGGCTGTTTCAGGTCAGCGTGGTGACGCCATCCGGCGCTGGCACCGGCAAGGCCGAGGGCATCGTCGACGAACTGGCGGCCCTGTTCCCGCTGAATGCCCGGTACACGAAGACCGGATTCACTGTGATGACGCTGAGCCCGGTAGAGCCTGGCCCCGGCGTTCCAGATGGCGACACCTGGACCGTTTCCGCGTCCTTCCAGTATCGTGCCGACACCACCAGCTGACTGCCGCAGAGCAATACCCGAGCCCGCCCTGTGCGGGTTTTTTCATTTGTACATGAGGAAAACCCATGTCTGTTAGCTTGCCCAACGGCGCAGCCGTCGCCATGGCCGCCACCTACGCGGCACCCAAAACCGTCTCCGCCATCAGCAACGCCGCCGAGGCATCCTGCAGTTCTGTTGCCCACGGCTTCGCGGTCGGAGACATCCTGGAAGTCACCAGCGGCTGGTCGCGCCTGAACGCCCGCATCGTGCGCGTGAAGTCGCAAACCACCGACGCTTTCGTGCTTGAAGGTGTGGACACCAGCAACCTCAACCTGTATCCGGTCGGTGGTGGCGCGGGGACAGTCCGCAAGATCCTGACCTGGACCCAGATCACCCAGGTGCTGGAGTTCACCACCTCGGGCGGCGAGCAGCAGTTCGTCACCTATTCGTTCCTTGAGGAAGACGTCGAGCACCAGATCCCGACCGTCAAGTCGGCATCCAGCTTTGCGATGACCATCGGCGACGACGCCTCGCTGCCGTGGTACTCGCTGATGTCTGCCGCCAACGATGACCGCGTGCCTCGTGCTACGCGCATCACCCTGCCGTCGCAGTCGAGCATTCTCTACAACGGGTATGTGACGCTGAACAAGACGCCGACCCTGACCAAGAACGAGATCATGGGCCTGCAAGCCACCGTCTCGCTGACCTCCGAGCCGATGCGCTATTCGGCGTAATCGACATTCGACCACCATGCCCGCCACTGTGCGGGCATTTTCTGGAGCAAATAGATGACCGTTAAATTCAGCCTCAAGGCCGCGCCGACGTTCAAGAAGGCCGTAGAGCTGCCAATCCATGGCGGTGAAGCTGCCGTGGTTGTGATCGAGTTCAAGCACCGCACCCGCGCCGCGCTGGACGAGTGGATCAAGGATATTCAGGGCAAGACCGATGCCGAAGTGCTGGCTGGCTGCGTGGCCGGCTGGGATCTGGACGACAAGTGCGAGGCCGAGAGCTTCGATCTGCTGTGCCAGAACTACGCAGGCGCCGGCCATGTCATCACCTCGGCCTACACCGACGAGATCGTGCAGGCCCGCCGAAAAAACTGATCGACGCTGCCCGTAGGCTGTACGCGAAAGGCCCAAACAAAAGTGAGCTGGCCGCGTTCGGCTTCACGCCCGAGGATATGGACAGCGATGAGTTCGAGATTTGGCCCGACAACTGGCTGCCGGTCGAGGTTTTCATATCGATGGGCACCCAGTGGCGAACGGGGATGAATGGTGCGACGGGGCTTGATTACGGGGTTCTACCTGACGTGATGAGTCTGCGCTGCGTGCCAAAGAAAGACCGTCGCGAGTTGTTCGACTGGATCCGCCTGATGGAGGGTGAAGCCCTAAGTCAGATGCGAGAGTCAAAATAGTCGGCCGAATACAACACAACCCGCCAAGTGCGGGGATTTTATTGCCTGGAGGAAAGCATGACCTCGATTGCCGAACTGGGCATACGCGTAAATTCGACCGAAGCCGCCCAGGCGGCGAACGACCTCGACAAACTGGCCCAGTCGGGCGCCAAGGCTGAGAAGTCCACGGCTGCACTGACCACTCAGACCGAAAAGTCCGAGAAAGCGGTCAAGGGCCTGGGGGCAGGAGCCAAGGGTGCCGAGCAGGCGACGGAGAAGCTGACCAAGCAGACCGAACGTCTCGGGTTGTCGGCCAAGGAGACGGCCAACGCCCTGCGCGGTGTTCCGGCTCAGTTCACTGACATCGCCGTCTCGCTTCAGGGTGGACAGGCTCCGCTGAGCGTCCTCCTGCAGCAAGGCGGTCAGCTCAAGGACATGTTCGGCGGCGTTGGTCCGGCAGCCAGGGCGCTGGGTGGCTATGTCGCCGGTCTGGTCAATCCGTTCACTCTGGCTGCGGCTGCGGCTGTCGCTCTGGCTGTGGCCTACAATAAGGGCAGTCAGGAGGCGGACGCCTACAACAACGCGCTGATCATGACCGGCAAAGTCGCCGGCACCACTGCCGACGCACTGGGCTACATGGCGCAGACGATCGGCGAAAACATCGGCACCACGGGCGCCGCGGCTGACGTGCTGGCTCAGATGGCTGGCAGCGGCAGGATCGCCACGGACAGCTTCGAGACGATCACCGCCGCCGCGCTGAGCATGAAAGAGGCGACCGGCCGGGCCGCCGAGGAAACCGTCGCCGAGTTCGTCAAGATCGGCAAAGACCCGGTGGCTGCCGCCAAGGAACTGAACGACCAGTACCACTTCCTGACGCAGTCGATCTATTCGCAGATCGTGGCCATGAAGGAAAGCGGCGACACCACGGGCGCCGCCAAGCAGCTGACTGAAGCCTACGCCGACGCCATCCGCAACCGCACGGCAGAAATGACCGGCAACCTCGGCCTGATCGAGCGTGCCTGGCTGGGGATCAAGAACGCCGCCCTTGGCGCACTGGACGCGACCCTTGATGTCGGCCGGGATAGTACGCTCGGCGAGCAGCTTGCCGATGCCAAAAAGCGTTTGGCTGACCTGACTGCTGGTGGCCGCGATGCCGTCAAGGAAGACCCATTCCGCTTCGAGTCGACGACTAAAGAAATCGGCTTCCTTGAAATGCAGATCGAGGCGGAAAAGTCGCTCGCCAAGTTCGTCGGCGATCGCCAGAAGACGCAGGACGCCGGCATATCGGCGGCCGAACGAGTCGATGCGCTGACCAAATCGACGCTGACCAACGAGCAGAGGCGCGGCGAGGAAATAAAGAAGTACCGCGCCGACCTGGAGAAGATCCGGGCTGCCAGTCCTGATGATGCCCGACTGAATCAGGCAGCGATCGATAAAAACATTGCCAACATCAATGAAAAGTTCAAGGATCAGGCCGCGCGGAAAGCCCCGACCTTTCGCGAGGACGCGGGCGAGCGGATGCTCACCACCCTGCGCAGCCAGGAAAGCTCGCTCTCGGCTCAGCTGGCCAGCGACGACAAGCTGACCGAGGCCGAACGCAAGCGCGCCGAGATCACCCAGCAGATTGCCGACCTCAAGACGCGGTCGGTGCTGACGGCGGATCAGAAAAGCCTGCTGGCCAGCGAGTCGGGGATCAAGGCCCAGCTCGACAAGAACGTCGCGGTCGCCGAAGAAGTCCGACTGCACAACGAGACGATCAAGCTGCAGGAGCGTTCGGCGCAAATTCAGGCGTCGATCGCCTCGGCCAGCGAGAGCAAGAACGATCAGCGCACCACGCAGCTGTCGACTCTTGGCCTGGGGCGACAGGCTGCTGCGCGAGCCGCGGAGGATGCCGCCACCCGCAAGGAGTTTCAGCGCTATCAGGAACAGCTGAACAAGGCGACTCCGGCAGACCAGCTTGGCGGGACTGCGTACACGGTTGAGCTCGACAAGATCCAATCACAGCTTGATCTGGCCCTGGCCGCAAACCAGGACTACTACGACCAGCTGTCGGTCATGCAGGGCGACTGGAAAAACGGCGCAACGGCCGCGATTCAGGACTACATGACCCAGGCGCAGGATGTCGCAGGCCAGACCTACGACATCATCGGCGGCACGATGGAGTCCCTCACCCGGGGGATTGCCGACAGCGCGGCGCAATCGATCGTCTTTAGCGAAAGCGCAGAAGAGTCCATGAAGGCACTCGGCCGCACGGTCGTGACTGACGTGCTCAGCTCGCTTATTCAGGTCGGCATCCGGTACGGCGTCAACTCCGCTCTGGAGATTGCCGGCATCACCGCTGTGACCGGCACCAAGGTTGCGTCCGAAGGAACCAAGACGGCCGCCGAGCTGAGCCGCATCGCAGCAGTCACCACGGCATCGGTCGCTTCAACTGCCGTGACCACCTCGACACAGGTTGCAGCAGCCGGCACAACGCTGGCGGCCTGGTTGCCTGCGGCCTTGGTGGCCTCGATCGGCACCTTCGGCGCGGCGGCGGTGGTCGGTGGCGCCGCGCTGCTCTCGATCTTTGCGCTGACCAAGGGCTTCAAGAATGGCGGTTACACCGGCGACCAGGGAACCAATACGGTTGTTGGTGCAGTGCACGGGCAAGAGTACGTATTCGACGCCGCCAGCACCGCACGCATCGGCAAGGACAATCTCGACGCGATCCGCGCCGGGAAGATGGAGGCGCCAAGCCCGGCCAGTACCTACACCGGCTCAGGCCCGGGTGCTGCCGCGAACGACAACACCACCAAGGCAGGCGGCGTCGTCGTGAACCTGTTCGAGGACAAGAGCAAGAAGGCCGGCACCGTTAGCACGCGCATGGAAGACAAGCAGCAAATCATCGACGTAGTGGTCGCCTCGATCCGCAATGACGAGGAAGTCCACGACGCCCTATCAAGTGGTTATGGAATATCGAAGGTGGGTCGATGATTGCCTTTCCCGAGGAACTGCCGCTACCGACGCGCAGGGATTACGAGTTCGACCCGGTCAGCAACATCATGTCGACCGACATGGCCAGCGGGCGCAGCTTCCAGCGTGAGACGTTCGAGGTGGTTCCGACCCGCACCGAGCTGACCTGGCTGTTCACTGATCCGCAGTCGCAGCTATTCGCCTACTGGGCGGCCCGAATGGCTCGGGCCGACTGGTTCACCATGAAGCTGCGCACGCCTCTTGGGTACTTCGACCAGGTTGTCAGGTTCACACCCGACGGCATCAAGGGTCCGAAGCGCTTCGGCGTGGACAGGTGGACCTACACCGCCCGGATAGAAGTCAGAGAAAACCCGCTGCTGCCTGCTGGGTGGTTCGAAATGCTACCGGGCTACATCCTGCTTTCGGACATTTTCGACAGGGCAGTCAATCAGGAGTGGCCCGAGGCATGACGAGTACTGTACTGGATATCATTTACGCGTCGGGCGGGCCGCTGCCGCTTAGCACGCTTGAATTGTCGTGCTCGGCCTGGGCGGCGCCGATCCTGGTGTGCACCGGCTTCACCGACAAGATCTGCATGACCGAGGACGATCGCGTCCTGACTTTCATTGCTTCGAACATCGAGATTGCGCTGCCGAAGAAGTCCAACACCGGGGCGCAAACCCTGAAGTTCGCGATCAGCAACATCGACGGCATCGCCCAGCGCCTGATCGATCGGGCGATCGACTCCGAAGCGCACTGCTTTATCACCCACCGGATCTACGCCCAGTCGAACCTAATGGCCCCTGCCGAGCCTCCCTATCGCATGCGCGTGACGGGCGGAACCATGCAGGGGCCGATGGTTCAGGTCGAGGCCGGGTTCGGCGAGATCATCAACGTGAAGTGGCCGCGCCGGCTGTACACGCCGGACGAGTTCAGGGGGCTGACGTACGTATGAACTGGCTGAATAACTACCTGCTGGCCAGGTACAAGGACGGAGCGCGTGGCCCGCATGAGTTCGACTGCTGGGGGTTGGCTCGGCATGTTCGCCATGAACACTTGGGAAAGCGTCTGCTGCCGTCCTTCGGTGAACTGCGCAACACCGACCCGAAGGGCTTCACCCGGGCCTACGCCGCCGAGGCTTCGGCCATGGAAGCGTGCGCGCCCGAGGTCGGCGCCATTGCCGCAGTGCTGCATGGCGCCCTGTGCGTGCACGTCGCTGTCGTGATCGAGGTCGACGGCCGCCTCAACGCGCTTGAGATCAACCCGAACACCGGCGCACGCCGGCTGACCATCCCCGAGTTCGAACGGGCTTACCTAAAGGTGCGCTACTACCGTGATCGAGATCTTCCCGAGCCGACTTGAAGGCCAGCCGATTGAGTCCCACAAAGTCCACGCCACCCACACCCTTGAATCCTGGCTGATCGACAACGTAAAGGCCTACGAGCCGCGCGAAGTACCGCCGATCAGCGCCGAGATCAATGGTGCGCTGATCGATCCGGCCGACTGGGAATCGACCACCTTCGGCCCGGGTGACAGCGTGCACCTGATCATGGAGCCGAAAGGCGCCGATCCGTTCTCGATCACCTTTGCCCTGATTGTTGCAGCAGTGGTCGTCATCAAGGCGATCATGCCGAAGATGCCCGGCATGCCCAATGCCGCCACGGCAAAGGCGGGAAGCCCGCTGGACGAGGCGTCGAGCAAGGGCAACAAGATCAGACTGAACTCGATCATCCCGGAGCGCGCCGGCTTCGGTCGCTTCTACCCTGACCTGATCCAGTCGCGGCGCTACTTCCGCGCCCCGCGTGAGCAGTGGGTTGAGATTTTGTTATGTGCTGGTGTGGGCAAGCTCGACATGCCGACGAGCAAGATCCGAAGCGGCGAAACCCCGCTGGTGTCGCTCGGTGATGATGCGAAAGTCAATGTCTACGACCCGGGCGAGGATGTCAGCGGCGAGACAGCCGCGCAGTTCTGGTATCCGGCCAAGGAAGTCGGCGCCAGCTCAAACGGCACACCAGGGCTTGAGCTGACCGTGGGCTCGCCCCTAACCGGCTCAGCCACCGCATCGGTTTATCAGTTCAATGCGGACACCATCACCATTCCGGCCGGCGCCGGCACCTTCCCGGATGACTGGGAAGACGGCCTGCTGATTCGTGTGATCGCGCCGTACGGCTACACCGTGACCGACGGCACCGGACCAGATGGACGTGACGTGATCAGCGGTGACATCGCCCAGTTGGGATTGCTGGTCGGTGACAGCATCGAGATCGCCGGCCATAACGCCGGCATCTATACCGTGCACACAGTTACCGCGGTCGACATGACCCTGAACTACGCCGGCGGCGCCCCGGCCACCGGGTTGATGGTCGGCCCGACTATTTCAGCCATCGGCCCGGTCGGACTGCGCTTTCGTATCGTGGCGGCGGGCAGCTCTATGATGCAGGTCGAGCGCCTGAAGTCTGGCGGCAGCATCACCGATGAGGATTGGCCCGGCTGGACCTTTACCGAAACCGGTCAAGGCTACATCAGTCTGGACTCGTCCAACCTTGTCGGCGGCTATCGCGGACCGTTCGCAGCTTGTCCGGACGGCGAGCTGGCCACGGCGGTGGAGTGGGATGTGTTCTTTCCGTCCGGCCTGATCGGCATCGGTCGCGAGGGGCAGGAATACCAGGTCCATTCCGAGCATGAGTTCGAGTACCGCGACATGGCGATCGGCGGGGCATGGACGGTGATCCCTAAATCGGCAACACATGGCACCTTTGACGCTGTTGGCTATACACACCGTGTCGATCTGCCTTACCCGATGCGCCCCGAGTGCCGCATCAAGCGCCTGCCGGTGACCGGGTACGAGCGGCCGGGCGAAGTGAAGGACAAAAGCATGTGGTACGGGCTTCGCGCCCTGCTGCCGGCGCCGACCAGTTACGCTGGCGTCACCATCATGGCGCTCTATATCCGCGGCGGTGACCGGATCTCGTCGGAGTCGGAAAACCTGATCTCCTGCGAGGCGACCCGCATCCTGCCGAATCTGAACGGGATAGAAGAACCAACCCGCGACATCGCGCCCTGGTTCCTGTACGTGGCCAAGTCCGTCGGCTACACCGAGGCGGACATCGATATGGCTGAACTGGAGCGCCTGAATGACGTGTGGTCGCCGCGGCTCGACCACTTCAATCTGGGCTACACCAGCGCCAGCACCGTCAAGTCGGTTCTGAATGACGCGCTGCGGGCAGGCTTCGCCGAGCTGACCCTTGAGCGCGGCAAGATCAAGCCTGTACGCGACGAGCCTCGGTCGGTCTTTAAGCACATGTACTCGACGCAGAACGCCACGACCACCATCGAACGGCCGTGGGAGGCACCGAGCATCAACGACTTCGACGGGGTTGATGTGGAGTACCTGAGCAATAAGACCTGGCAGAAGGAAACGATCAAGTGTCGGCTCCCTGGTGATGCGGGCCTTCGCGTCGAGAAAATCAGCCTGGAGGGGGTCATCTATAGGGACAAGGCCTACCAAATCGGCATGCGGCAGCGCAGCGTCAGCAAGTACATCCGCAAGAGCTTTGTGGTCAATACCGAGCTGTCCGGCCTGAACAGTGGCTACGGCGACTACATTGGCCTGGCCGACGACGTACCCGGATATCCGCAAAGCTCGATCCTGCAGAGTTGGGCGGACGTGGGCGGATCAGTGCTGCTGGTGTCGTCCGAGCCGTTCGACTGGTCTGGCGCGGGTCCATATTTAGTCTCGCTACGCCGCCAGGACGGGACGCTATCTGGGCCGTACCCGGCCAGCCGCATCGACGACTACCGACTGACAGTGTCGGCGCTGGACTTCACGCCGGACACCACTCTGGCACTGGAGCCGCCGCACCTGATCTTCGGCATGCCTTACGCCGCCATCGTCACCGACGTTTCACCCAAAGGCACGACAGGCGCTCGCGTGAGCGCGACCAACTACGACGCCCGCATCTACGCCTACGACGACGCCTTCGCCCCATAAGCGCCAAAACCATTCAGCACGCCCGCCACACGCGGGCTTTTTTGTGCCCGAGGATTACCAATGGCTTACAACACCGGCAACGCCCTGGGATCGAACGACGTTCGCGACCTGTCCGACAATGCGAAAAACCTGGATTGGTTCGCCAACGGTCCAGCGGCGAGCTATCCCGATCGCTTCGGTACTGCGCGCAAGTCCGTTGCGCAAATGAATGCCGAGTTTTTGTCAGCACAAGTAGCGCGGGCAAACGAATTCATCGCGACCCAGAACGCGAAGCAGGCGGCGTTCGATGCGGCGCAGCTGGCGAGGGCGAATGAGTACGCGGCCGATAAGAGCACTCGCGACACAGAGTTCGACGCCGACCAGGCCGAGCGCGTTGTTGAGTTCAACCAATTTTTGGAAAGCAGCGGTTTCGAGATTCCTGTCGATTACGTGGCCGGTCTCGGGATCACCCGTCCGACGCAGGTTGTGCGTTTTAGCGGTGAACTTTACCGAGCGCACGATGCGAACCTGCCGTTCACCACCACTACGTGGGCAGCTGACGCGGCTAAGTTTTTTTCCATGGGGGATGCATCGCTGCGGCAGGAACTGGCGACGGCTGGCGTCGGCCCTGCCTTGATCCGCTTGCCCAACGGCGCATTTGTAGCAGACGCAATCAAGCATGTTGTACCGACCGCAATGACCAGCGCAGCTGTACTCACAGCGATCACGTACGCCGCTGCCCACGGCCTATCCGTTGAGGTCCCTGATGGCACGTACACCGGCGCCGACATCGTCGCCACGGCGCCGGTGTCCATGGTCCTGCGGCCGAACGCGTTTCTGGATTTCAGTCTGCTGATCTCCGGCAATAATGCCATGAGCTCAAACCCGGTTACGTTGACTGGGGCGTTCGCGGCTTTCCCGGTAGGCACCACCACGTTTTCGGGCAACTTCTCGGCGTACAGCCCCGGCGATGTCGTGATGATTGAGCTGGCGGGTGCCGGCAGCCCCTCCTTTAACCAGGCCGGCATTGACTTTGCCATCGTGCAAACAGCCTCTAGCACGCAACTGGTGCTGACCACCGGCACGCGGTTGGCCTATGAGAACCCGGTGATCAGCAAGCTGAGCAATGCTGCGCACTACGGCGGCAGTTTCCCGGTCGATACCATCGCGATTGCAGGGAACTACACCTCGCTGTTCGCCCAGGGAGACATCCTTCGCATTGAAAACGTCAATGGCACGGGCGGCGTAGAGGGCAGCGCGTTCTACTTTGAATACGCGAAAGTCTCCGCCATCGATAACAGTCAGATCACCTTAGAGACGCGGACCACCCACCCCTACACCAATCCTTGGCTGGTCAAGGTGGACGCGGTTAAAGGCGTCAAGCTGTCCGGTGGCGGTCGCATCAAGCGCCTGACGGTTAGCAATGCCGACGGCATGGTGATCACTGGCGTGATTGTCGACCGCGCGGTGTACACCAAGGTCTACCGCTATCAGGTGATTGGGGATATCCGTCGCGGGGTGCAGGAACCCTCCACCTCCAACGCCACTTTTTTGTTCGGCGGATCCATGTCGGACATCTACTGCGGTGGCAGTGTCAGTTCGACGGACAACGCCGCGTTTAAAGTGTTGGGCTGCCCGAACATGCAGCTGACCAATATCTCCGGGGGCAACACCAAGGCCACGGCGCAGGGCAACTACGGGGTGTTTATCGACTTCTTTTTTACTCCCTATCGGATCTGGAACCAGAACCTGCAGGCCGAGAATATTCGCGGCGAAACCCCCAATGGCGGCAGCGATCGCAGCGTATGGATGACCGGCATCCGTAACGGCGACCTGGAAATCACGGGCGGGCATGTGTTCTTGCAATCGATGGTGGATTCTCGCGCCGACGTGCGTTGTGCGACAAAACAACTGGAGATTGCCAACGTTGTTCGTAGCACCATAAACGGTGACTGCAAGCTCGTCACCTGGGCCGGTGGTGAAGATAGCTCCCTTAACGTGACCGTTCGTGATACTGGTGGAATTAACTTTGGCCGTAACGCATGGGCCAATGCCGGTAGCGTGCACCCTGAGACCGGGGCGGCCTACACGATTGGCACAAACAACGAGTTCAACGTCAAAAATTCCAGTGCCAACGCGAGCGATGTAACGCTGTACATCCAGAGCCAAGACCTTCCTATGGTCGGCGCCGGCTGTCGCGATAAGGCCGGACTGGCAGCCTCGGTCACCCTTGGTTCACTGGTCACTAATCCCCGGATGGCCCCGAACTTCCTACAGAACTCGTTGCCGGCCAGTAGTTCTTGGGCGTCGGCAAGGGTTAAGGGGTACTTGCATCTGGATGGCGGCTTTCAAGACGGGTTGTTGCGTATGGGGACAAATTATCTGTGGCCCGACGCTAGCGGAAAGTTGCGTATCCACACAGCGAAACCTAGCGCAGACGCTAACGGCGTTGTGGTGGGTACCCAGACCTAATATACAGCCTGCGAGGGCTTACCTCGCAGGCTGCTTGGTCGGCTACATCTTGAGAGTCAGTATTTACGCCGGCCGATGAATGGCTAGAGTCGAGGGGGATTTTATCCGATGCCTGGTCTGTTCTTTGTAAAAGTATCCTGCACAGAACAGTATGAATGACATGACTTTGTACGACATGTATATGTCGATCATCAGCATGTTTACGGCGAACGCAATCATCATCAGTCGCATTGTTGCGTTAAGTCTTTTCAGCAGCAGCAAAAACATTACGAAGGCTGTCGATCCAATAACACCCCATTCAGTGAGGATTCGCAACCATCCGCCATCCAGGGCGTTACCAAAAGCTCCGGACCCAACTCCAAATAGTATGAATAAAGGTGATGATAGGAATAGTTTAATTGCGTAAATCCATTTTACTCCTCTCATGCTCCAACTAGTATCAACGTCTCCGCCTTTAAGGGTTCCGAGTTCATCCCAAGTTGGCATCTCGCTTTTTATTGTGACGTTGCCGTAGGCAGAGATCAACGTTTCTACGTTGTCCCAGTTGGCCAGGCTTGAAGATCGGTTGGATACTTCGCTCCCCTCAAAAAGCACTATTGCGACAAGAATGATCGGAATTAAAGCCAATGATTTCTTCAGGATAGAAGTCAGGCTAGAAGCCGTCGTGAAGTAGGCTAGGGCTATTGCTGCTTGCGCTACCAGAGACATGCGCGATCCGTTAAGTAGAATCACTAATGTCGCAATAATAAGAACTGCATATTTTTTTAGACTAGACTTGTCATTAACCAAGAAGTAGCAGCAAATGAAGTTTAAAAGCACGCCTAGCTCCCAAGGCCCGCTCGTTAAGCCGATTACACGTTCAGAGACGTCAGGCCTATAACCCCTAACGGCAAATCCACCTATCACGTGAGCGTATTGTAGAAGTGCGGCTGTGACGTTTGCTGCGAAAACGACCATCAGTATTGACCTGATCGAGAATCCAGCACTGAAGAAGATTTTCCCTATATAGAAGAATGCGAAATACTCAGCGAACCGGATTGGGAAAAGGATGGTTCCTCGGTGGTATCCAAGTGAACTTATTAGGGTGCCAATAGTTATTGTAACTATGAATATAAAGAATTTTTTCTCAAAAGGTGTTATCGGTGGCGATTTCTGTTTAACCATTCTGGTGCCGAATATGAGCGCTACCATTAATAGTATTAGTCCATCATCTATGCGCAGGCCGGCGTTAAAGCCTTCTACATCAATTAAATTTATTTTAGGAAGTATAAATAGTGCTAGCACTACGGAGTAAATAAAATATGGCATCGCTAATCCGTGCTAAATAGTAGGTGTTCTTGCGCGGATTGTCCCCTGATCTCTGCTGCTGATGCAAGATATACCAACCTTCTGAGTCCATCTTTTCGCCCGCCAATTCGCGGGCATTTTTTCGCCTGGAGAAAAGTCATGACCGAAACTGAACGAGACCGCGACGTCCTCGCCCGCACACTCTGGGGCGAGGCCCGTGGCGAATCCCTGGCCGGCCAGATCGCCGTGGCCTGGACTATCCGCAACCGCGTGAACGACGGCAAGGCCAAGTCGTGGTGGGGGGAGGGCTACGCCGGCGTGTGTCAGAAGCCGTACCAATTCAGCTGCTGGAACAGGAACGACCCGAACTACGCCTGCCTGAGTGGCGCGAAGCAGATTCCTTTCCGTGAGCTCGCGCAGGCGCGGATTGCCTCTGACCAGGTGATCGACGGAAAGGTACCGGATCCCACCGGCGGTGCCACCCATTACTACGCGACCACCATGCCGAAGGCGCCGGCCTGGGTGAAGGGTGCCAAGCAAACGCTGAAGCTCGGCCACCACATCTTCTTCAAGGATGTGCCATGAGCCCGGTCACGCTGAAACTGGCGCTGGCTGGAGTGCTGGTGCTGGTCACCGCCGGTGGCGTGTGGAAGGTTCAGGACTGGCGCTACGGCAAGCAACTCGTCGAGCAGGCCGGCCTGCATCAGGACGACCTCACCGCTATCAGCGACGCGGCCGCGGCCCGGGTTCGCGCCGATCAGGACAAGCGCCTGGCGCTTGAGCAACGGCTGTCGGCCAGCGAACAATCCCATTACAAGGAACTGAGCAATGCTCAAACCAATCAGGCTCGTCTGCGCGATAGCCTTGCCACTTCTGAACTGCGGCTGTCAGTCCTCCTTGCCGAGGGTTCAGCCGGTGGCTGTTCAGTGCCTCCCACCGCCGGGCCCGGCGGCGTGGTACATGGCGCCGTACGAGCCGAACTTGACCCAGCGCATGCTCAACGAATTGTCGCCATCACCAACGAAGGTGATCGGGGATTGATTGCGTTGGCAGCGTGCCAGACGTATGTCAAGGCTGTAACATACTTGGGGGAGCCACCAAAGTGATTCAATATTCGCTCAAAAGAGCTACTGATTTTGGCGTTGTGGTGGTTAGTCTGAAATTGGAAACATTGTCCCTTCATCAAAGCTTTCATCTTCGAACTTTGATGCTGCTAAATCCTGCGCATAGGGTACTGCGCATAAAAAGCCCCGACTGAACCTTCTGGCGATATGATTTGGAACCTTTATTGAGGGTGTGTATAAAAAGCTATGGGGAAGCTCTTTCCACACATCTCTAATGCGAATGACAGTCAGCTTTGCGTAATTGTTTGGGTATGTGGTGCTCTGATATCGTATGTTAAGACTTAAATCTCTCGAGTATTCCACATCGAATGATAGGTGTTGTTGCTCGATTTTTATTGAGAACTTACATAAGAGGAAAATAATGCAAAATAGAAATTCTCGAAAGGCTGGGCTGTCTAATGATTGGTCAATAGGGCCTGCATCAGTCATGTTGAATATCGATTCAAGATCTTCGAGTAGGTCCTCTCTTGTTCCAATGCCTCGATATGGCGGCAGCTCATGTTCACCGATTGCATGGATGCATTGAGCTTTCAGCATGTTTTCAAAGTGAGGGGCAATTTCCGTTACGCTAGATAACGTAATTCCTCTATCTCTGGCACTCGGGTGAGCTATAAAGTCACCAATTTCTCTCATTGATTTGTTTTTTTTGCAATAATCGCGTGCGCTGATGATAAATAATGTAACGTCGTCTTGGTCGAATGTTCTATTTGTATATAGTTGGTGGAATTTTTTTATCATGTGAATCGTATATTCATTCAATGTGGATTATCTCAAGTTGTGGTTTTGTTGTGTTCGGTTGGCCAAAACAACTCACTTGTCGTGAGAGGGTTGCGTGATGGTCGTAGGACTTACTTCTGAAGTAGTAGTAAAGGCAAATTTGAGGGACTCATAGCCAATGGTCATTAAAATTGCCATTAAAAATGCTCCTGCCGCCCCCATTGCCCACTCAGCTCCTGCCTTTGCTTCTTGAAATTTCCTTTCTCCATCTCTCGCACGATTCCACTCATGCTTGAGTAGGTCTCTTGAAATAGCAGTTAAAAGCGTTATATCCTCATAAACGTCAGCGAATCTTCTCCCTTCGAACTTTGAGTATATGCTTTCAATTAAGTTGATGAATTTTTCATTGCGCTCGAAATCTTTTGGTTCTTTTTCTTTGTCATTGATCCTAAGGAGGATGCTTATCCTCGCTTTGAGCATGTCGGTGTAAAGTTCACTGTGGTTCAGTTTTTTCTCCATAAATTTTGATCCCGGAATCATCATTCCGGCATTGTCTTTTGTTAAGTGCTCGATAAGTGAATCTACACAGGAAATATATTTGGCTATTTCTTCTCTAAGGCTGTTGATCCAGTTCTGCCTGAATTCTGAGACTTTCGATTCTTTTGTTGAAATGAATCCTGCATAAGCAATAGCTCCTGCAATCAACGCCGCTGAGACAACACCAATAGGTACAAAGATATTTTCCGGGAAAGCCATTTCCTACACCTTAGAGACTGATTGATTGCGCAGGTTATCAGGTCGCGGGTTTCAGTCTACTGGGAGGTGCTGTGCTGATGAGTCTCGTACCTCTTTTTTCCAAAAGCCTGTGCCTTTAAAAGGGAGGCTATATGCACCTTGAAGCCCTTTAAAACCTCCAAACCAAGAACGCCAGCTAACCCGGGCTCACCGTCGGCACCGACCAAGAGTTGATAGCGTTGGCGGCATGCCAAGCCTATGTGCGGGCGCTGATGCCGACGAACTGTGTTTCAGTCCGGAGCCATGAGCACCGCAAGCGTCAGCTTGATGAATTCTTCATTCTTGTCGATCGCTTCCAGGGCACCGCGCACGTTGTCGGCGACATCGGCTGAGCCGCGAGCTTCAACCCAGTTGGAAAGCTCCATGATTGCCGCTTCCAGAGCGAGCTGGTTTTCGTTGATCTTGAACAGCAGGGAAGGGAGTAGGTCTGAGTTTGGCATCGCGAATCCTCCGTGGAGTTTTCAGCGTAGCACCGGGAAATATGGCATGAAGGGATTGGTGTTCGTCGGCAGGACGCCGGGGAGGGGGCCAAAAAGGCGTGCGTGACTTTTGCGTGACTTTCTCACGCACTTGTAAGCTCTTGTAGGCAGTCGGTTGCAGCGAGCGCCAGTAAAAACGGCCATTACAAAGGGGCTTGCATGGGTTCTGCGTGCATGGGGTGCTAGGGGTCGAGTGTTCGAATCACTCCGTCCCGACCATATTTCCTGAGTAAAATCAGACACTTAAGCCGATCAGATGGATCGGCTTTTTTGTGCCTGCGCAAAACCCGCG